AAACCAAATCATCCTGACTACAGCGGGAAGATTAATGTCGAGGGTAAGGAGTACTACCTCAAGGGCTGGAAGAAGACAGCCAAGAGCGGTACTAACTTCCTGTCACTGGCACTGAACCCAGTGGATGCTGCCCCAGGCGGCGGTTCCGCAGGACCTAAAGCTGCAAGTGCGCCAACCAATGACAATACCCCATTCTAAGCGTGTCATCATTCGATAAAGTCTGGTGGGATAAATTCCGCCGTGATGAAGTTGATTCCATTCTGGAGATGACCGCTAACAAGTGCTCGGATTATACCGGAGGAGAAAGCTGCAATAACCCCTTTGCAAATTTCGACAGCTCCGCCGAGTACGGTGTTCATCCAATGACTGGAGTCTGCATTCGGATGCAGGACAAGATCCAGAGAGCGAAGGCTTTCTGTAAGGACGGTCAGCTAAAGGTTAACACCAGCGGCGACCAATCCAAGGACATATTCCGCGACCTGATTGGCTACTCATTGATAGCCATAGGGATGCTCGAAAGAGCTGAGTCAGAGTAAGTCCCTGTGCTAAGATGCTTGCCCTTCACAATCCAGTGAGGGGCAAGTAATTCTTATGACTAAAAACAATAACGACACAAACCGTAACGAAATGACTAAAATAAACGAAGCCGCCGAAGTATCCCTCTCCATCTATAACACTATTGATAGTTATAAAATGCCGGAAGGAAACCGTGTAGCTTACAAGTCCCTTGGACAAGTCCTTCGTTCTCTGGTAGAATTACTTGATAATGAACGAAACAAATCTACTGACACACACACAGCCACATAGCGTTGAGGCTGAAAGAAAATTAATTGCATCCTGCCTGTTCACAGGGGATTCATCCGTATACGATGTAGTTCGCCCAATATTAGAAGCAGAGGATTTTTACGTACAAAGATACCGCCTACTGTACGAGGCCATAGGAGCACTCTCACAGCTCAGCCAGCCAATTGACGAAGTATCTATCTCGGAGCACCTGAAGTCCGTACGTGAGCTTGACAGCGTTGGAGGCATAGCAGGTATCCTTGCTATTGTTGACGGCGTTTACAGTGAGCTTACAGCTAAGTACTACGCAAATATCGTAGCAGAGAAGGCTCGTCTCCGTGAGATTATGAAGTCCTGCCGGGTCGCCGTCGAGAATGTGGAGTCCGAGGCTCTTACCTATGACGAGATTCGCAGTACACTAGAAGCTGAGATTACTGAGCGTCCCCTGTTCAGCCAGAATAAATCTGGTATTGGTTCCTCAGCGGATGAACTACTGGATGACATCGCCAAGATGCAGTCCGGGGATTACGTTCCCGATGTAGTGAAGACTCATACCAATAACTTGGACAGTGAGCTTGGTAACCGAGGGATCGCTGCTGGTGAAGTAATGACAGTCGCGGCACCTACCTCCTGCGGTAAGTCAGCACTAGCCCTGTACATTGTGTCCCAGGCTGTAGCGAAGGACGGTCACGCCTGCGGAGTCTTCTCACTGGAGATGCCCCAGAAGCAGCTAACAAAGAGACTGACGCAAGTTATCTCAGGTGTTAACCTTCGCAGCGTTGAGGACAACATAGCCAAGCCAGAGCAGGTCAAGAGGGTTCACGAGACTATCTCTGACCTCAAGACAATGCCAGTGTACACATCTCACGCAGTCAAGAGTGCAGATGACCTGTACAGCCAAACACGGCAGTTCGTCAATAAGCACGGAGTAAAGCTACTGGTCATTGATTACTTACAGCTAATACCTTTCTCTTCCAAGATGGGTAAGGCCGAGGGCATCGCAAGTATCTCTCACAAAATTAAGCAGATGGCTATCGATCTTAATATCGCCATCATCCTACTAGCACAGGTCAACCGAGAGGGAGCCAAGAATGGCCGACTCAAACTGTATGACCTCAAGGATTCCGGGGACATCGAGAATGATGCCGACGTTGTTCTGCTTATGTACCCATCGAACGGGGATGTTGATTCGTCAAAGAGTCAAGATGCTCGTGGTGGTTATACCAGTCTAACCTACGAGATTGCTAAGAACCGTGAAGGTGAGCGTGATATCGGAGGTACGTTTAAATTCTATCACTGCACAGGGAGGTTCGGATAATGACAGAAGAACAAGTAGCACAATATATAATGACAGCTTTTCCTAAGATGAATAAGCTGATCAAAGCCGAGGACGAGTTCAGTCCTTTTGATTACCAGAGTATTGATTACCTAGTCGAGATCAAGGTACGCCGAAAGGCATACGATCCCTGGATCATTGAGCAACTAAAGCTTGATACCAATATCGGAATAGCTGAGTCAATGAAGAAGGACTTCCTTTACGTTACTGGGTACCAGCACCTGCTGTACGTGTGGAATATCTCTAAGCTAATTCGGGATGACTATGACTTCGGCTTCGAGGCTCGTGAGATGCCTTGGACTACGGACTTTGAGGCAGTACAGATAATAACCAAGCGTACCGGTTACCTATACAATCGCAGCGCACACATCATCAACACAAAAGAACTATGATAGCTACAGAAGAATCAAAAGATATAACGGTAAACGGAATGAAAGTAACCTGCTACTCAGATGGCAGTGTAGAGGGTCACGGTAAGTATCACAAGCCTCGGTCATTTGGCTCAGTTCATTCAAGTAATTACAATAGAAAGTATATAAATAACACCCTGTACAAGGTCCACGATCTGATCGCAAGAGCCTTTCTGGGGAATAGACCAAAGGGCTATGACGTTGATCACATTAACGGAAACAGGTCGGACAACAGGCCATCTAACCTGCGTTACGTGACACGATCACAGAATCTCCGAGGACACCAAAAGGTTCGCGGTAAATCCAAGTACAGGGGTGTACAGGTATCAACAAAAAACCCTAAGTTCGTTGTGAAGGTAGGTCTAGGTCAAGAGCACCAACACAAGACGAAATACCTTGGCTCATTTACTGACGAGAAGGAGGCCGCTATTGCCCGTGATAAATTCTGCTACGAGGTTATGAATTATCCCCTAGAAGGTTTAAATTTTCCCGAGTTATTTGTTGACAAGAAGGATACCAAGCCCCAAGTTACCCCTATGCAAAACAACGAAGAGAATATTGAGCGCATCCAGACTCAGATTGATATGATCCGCCAGGAGTCCAGACTTCTATCCTATCGTATTGATCGTATGACTGATCAGCGTAAAACTCTCCAAGATGAAAAGAGAAAGTTAAAGGAAGTTCTTGTTGAATATAGAAAACTATAGTGTATAATGTTTATCAGTGAGTTTGCTTCCTTCTCTCACTGAAATAGTAAGGTAAGCTGTTGGAGTAATCCGCAGCGGGATCGGTTTATGTCCTATTTAACTCCTTGCTTCGTTACGGTAGCCCCGTCCTTTGTGTGTGAAGGACGGGGCTTTTCGTTACTTGGTCCGCAGTTGAATGATGCGCCTAACCTCTGGGGTAGCGATTCCCTTTCGCATCATCTCACTCATCAATGCTCGATTCTTTTGAGCACCCATATTGATCAGCCTTTCAGCTCTCTTCTGCGGGCTTAGTGTACGTATCAAGTGTTCCTTTTCAGTAAGTTTGTCGGACTTCGTATGAATAGCTATTAGTTTTTTCGCTAAGGTCGGATCAGTATTTGCTAATTTTATCAAGTAGGCCGTCTTTTCCTTAGTGCCGCCAGGGATATCATCGTATATTTGCGATGTTGATTCCTCTTTTACCAGTGGCATATCGGTATAAGTTCCTTCTACTACGTCCAAGATATCTGCGGATGATACCCCCGCTTCCTTCATCATAACAATGCGTTCATCCTGTGAGTACTTCCACGTTCCGCCACCTAGGTTCTTATAATGCTGGCGCATAATATCCATATTCAAGCGTCGAGCAGTATTCATTTCCTGATAGGTAGCATCCAGTTCTTCCCTTGGTATGTTATTATCTGTGAACTTACGAAGTGCCGATGAGTACGTCCCCTTTGCTTGACGCATTGGTTCAGATATTTCACGGAGTTTATTGGTGAATGACTTCTCGGCATCCCACTGGTAGTCACGGATACCCAGCATACGTAGTGCGTTATCCTTTGTAGTGCGATCACCTATACCAGAGAGTGAGTCACTCCATCTTTCAATAGTTCTCTGCGCACCTGGTTTCAGTGTTTCATTGTAGATGACACCCATAACATCCTTAGCTACCTCTTGTGTGCGCGGATCTACACTAATCAGCTTTCCATTTACGTCACGTCCAGATATTATCTGGCCTATTGCTCGTACAGGGAATGTACCAGGTGCTCCGATATACTGATCCTTAACAAATTCTGTAAGCTGAGCTAATGGAGATCCACTAAAACCAGCCTCAAACGCTTGTGCGGCCATACCCTGCGGGACTAAGTAGCTTGGGTTGACATATCGACCCTTCCTTCCAGTTTTATCCGGGATGATTACCAACCTCTTACTGCTGTCCCATTCGGGGGCAATTGAAAATCCGAACTGTTCCTCGTCCTTCTCCGTTACGCCCTTGGATTCGTTATACTGTGTGATAACGGCATCCGTTCCGGCTGTGACCGCTGCTAATGCTGCCCCACGCTTTACGCCCTGCAATCGCATTGCCTTTGTATTTGCCCTAGCTGGGTCAAGACCAATGTCCTTGCCAAACGTACCAGCAGTCATCTGAGCAACGTACTTACCCTGGTTGTACATATTGCGAGTAAGTTCAGCCGTGAATGGCACGAACTGGTCAGCCAATCCCGCCCTTGATAATCGGCGAATTATATTACTCAGCTTGTCATAATTCTGGAATGTATTATTTGTAAGTCGAGCAGCAGCAGCTTCTATTTCAGCAACGCTGTAATCCGGGAACATTTTCTTTAATTGCCTCTGGTTACCTTTCCATACTACATATCGCATTGATGTATCACCAACGGAGTAAGCCTTACCGAACCAATCCATTGTTCCCTCTATGCGGCCCTTCAAGGATTTATTTAATCCCTTCAGCCCCCTAATAACATTCTGCTCAATGTCAGCAGCATTAACGCTCTTGGGCTTTAACCCGTACTGGTTCATCTTATCGATGTCATCCAGCAGTGCGCGTCGGCCTACAGTATTCTTGCCGGAAAGTAAATCATCCAGTGATCCGAATTCAGACAGAGCGGCACGGAACCCCTTTGGGGTTGGTATAATTCCTGAGGAAATAGTACTAGCCACAGCTCCAAATAAATTGACCATATAGGACTCAGGATTCAGCAGGACCTTGGTTGACTTGGACGTACCAACCCAAGTACTCCAGATCCTATCCAGATACCCGGCTATCCCGGATTTGACAGTATTGCCTTCTCCAAAGCGCATCATATCTAATGAGTGCGCTACCTCTGGGTCAATGAACACTGATGAGTCCCCCTCAATGGTGCGGAACTTCATCTGAACTTGATCGGGGTTGGCTGGCTTACGTGTAGCAACTCCAGAATCCAAAAGGAATTTAGCTATCGCAACATCCTCAGCTTTTGATGATGCTAGTCTAGCTAATCTATTAGCTGTACTAAATGCTCGTTCCTTGGGATCAGTGACCTCACCGAGCCAAGCACGTTCCGCTGGTCCTGGATTACTGCGCTCACGTAGTATCCCCTTGGATTCCTTTACGGCTCCCTGTTGCCTTCCTTCTGCCTTCCTCTGCCGTGCTGAACTCTTCCTTAGGTGGTCCATTTGCTTGCGGGCTAAGTCCTCAGCTCGTGGCATTGTCATAGTCCCAGCATCCGAGGACATCATAATCTTTAGCTGTATCTCTTTAAGTGCAGCATCTTCTTGCGCCTTGGTGGGTCGATAATCAGGGTCCTGGAAAATCTTATAGGTCTGAGTCAAGTAACCCTGTTCGATAGAAGCCTCGATAGTTTCACGTACTTCCTTCTGGCCTGCCTTAGATAGTCCCTCAAAGACTTCATCATCCATACCTTGAAGCAATGTACCCTGTAACTCCTGAATTGTTTCTCTCCACTTAATTAACTCAACCTTAACTGGTTCAAGCGATGGGGCCATCTCTCCGCCCTTTAGAAAAACGTCAACACTTTCTCGTACATTTGGATCCTTCTCTTCCAGCCGACCTACTACACGTTTAACCCTAGCACCTAACTCCTGTGCTCGGTTAATAGTACCCTTGGCCATTTCAATTTCATTTACAATATCGTTACCAAGAACCTTTGACGGAGCAAATACCGACAGGATCTTGTTGATCATCCTCTTTGGATTTAATGGAGCTTCGGGTCCGTAGTTGTCCAAGTTGTTCAATGCAACAGCAGCCTCAACCTTTTGTTTGCTTGAAACGTTGTTGGCTATTTCTTGACGTGCAAGAGTTACTTCAAATGGTTCGCGAATGATTCCAGGCTCAGTAGGTCTTGATGGAGGTAAGAACTCACGTAATATACCGGGCATTGTGGACTGAGGTCCCTGTCCTCTTGTTTCCGGTATCTTAACTTCCTTTGTTCTTGGCGTGGCGGGGGCATCCATATTGAATGTACCATCGTCCTTAAATAACGGCTTACTTTCCAACGCCCAGTCCAGCTCCTTGTACTCAATGGAACCGTTGGATACCATTTCCATTATCTCTGTAGCATTCTTGCCCTGTACCTTCTTGAGAAGAGACTTAGGAATCTTATACGCACCAGCACCAGCAAAGCCACCAGCTACGCCAGCAAGGACCTCTACTGCCAATGCAGCACCCGGGCTTAGATCCTCATTCTCAGCGTACTCTCTTGCAAGTCCTCCAGTTGTTGCTGCCCCGGACTCAATGGCAAGAAGCCTCCCGGTTTTATTAACCGCTTCATCCGTGAAGTCCTTAGCAATAGCTTGAGCAACCTTACCGGCTCCCGTGACTGCCTTTGTCTTACTTGTTACCTGTGCCAGCTTAAGCAGAGGCATAGTAAAAGCAGCAGCTTCGCCTCCTACTTGACCCACGTAACCAGCTTTAGTCCTAGGAGCCTCGTCACGAGTCCCTATGTATGCCAAGGCATTCTTGATACTCGATGAGCCACCAAAGGAATCCTTGGGTACTATATCCTCGTCAATGATAGCATTGGATATCTTGTTCAATCCGAAGCTAATAAGATCAACTGGAGCACCAGCTATGTTAGCTATTGATAGATTGAACTGATTCGCAAAGTCATCCGCAAGGTAGGCTGCTTCTTCAACTAGACCCCTGTCCTGTTGAGATGCCTCCTTACGGCGATTGTATTCAACTGATAAGGCCCGTACATCCTCAGTTCTACCCGCTGCATCTGCATTGCGAATAGCGGTTTCTAGCTTATTGTCATCAATGCCATCATTGCTATTAATTCCCTCATTGTCATCAGTGCCTTTTAGTTCATTGATTCCATTGTTGTCATTAATTTCCTTTGATTGCTTACGACGATTGTACTCACTTGATAGT